TAAGCTATGGAATACAAGCATTAGTAGATAAATTTGGTAATAAAGATTTTAAAGCTGGAATAAAATATAAATATTAAACAACAGGACAAATATGGAAGAAATGAAGAAACCAAAAAAGTTAACAACTACAGTACCACCTAGATCAGGACCATGCCCACAAGGCTTGAATATTTCCTATAATAAGGTTAAAGTGGTTCAATCGGAGAAAATATTAAATGGCGGGAATAGACAAGGCATTACCAAACGAGGTTAATCCATTATCAACTAATCCACAGGATGTTAATGTGGATCCAGCTTATGAGAATCTAGATTCTCAATCTGGAGAAACAGAAATTAATCCAAATGAAGATGGAAGTGTTGATATAAATTTTGACCCTAATGCTATGAAGCAAACTCAAGCATTAGACCATAATGCAAACCTAGCAGAATTTTTAGAAGAAGGTTTTTTAGGAAATTTAGGAGCAGAACTAACTGCTGATTATTTAGAATATAAAGCTTCAAGAAAAGATTGGGAAAAAGCTTACAGAGAAGGTTTAGATCTTTTAGGATTTAAATACGAAAATAGAACAGAACCATTTCAAGGAGCTAGTGGTGCAACACATCCAGTATTAGCAGAAGCAGTAACTCAGTTTCAAGCATTAGCATATAAAGAATTATTACCAGCAGATGGTCCAGTGAGAACTCAAACTGTTGGACTTTCTTCTCGTGAAAAAAATGAACAAGCAGATAGAGTTAAAGAATTTATGAATTATCAAATCATGGATGTCATGAAAGAATATGAACCAGAGTTTGATCAAATGTTATTTTATTTACCCCTTGCAGGATCTTCATTTAAAAAAGTTTATTTTGATTCAATCCTTGGAAGAGGAGTATCTAAATTTGTACCCGCAGATGATTTAGTAGTTCCTTATTCAGCAACTTCTTTAGATGACGCTGAATCTATTGTCCATGTAATTAAAATTTCAGGGAATGATTTGCGTAAACAACAAGTTGCAGGTTTTTATAGAGACATTGAACTAATGGGACCTACTCAAGATTTTGAAAATGATCTTACTAAAAAAGAAAGACAATTAGAAGGAATTAGCAAAACAAGTTATGATGAAGATGTTTATACATTATTAGAATGTCATGTTAATTTAGATCTTGAAGGATTTGAAGATATTAATCCCAAGACTGGTGAGCCCTCTGGAATAAAACTTCCTTACATTGTAACTATTGAAGAAGGTAGCGCAGAAATTTTATCTATTAAAAGAAATTGGGAACAAAACAATCCTAAAAAAGAAAAAGTACAATACTTTGTACACTTTAAATTTTTACCAGGTTTAGGTTTTTACGGATTTGGTTTGATTCATATGATTGGTGGATTGTCGCGTACAGCTACAGTTGCTCTTAGACAATTATTAGATGCAGGAACATTATCTAATTTACCAGCTGGATTTAAACAAAGAGGAATTAGAATTAGAGACGATGCTCAATCTATTAAACCAGGTGAATGGAGAGATGTAGATGCTCCTGGTGGAAATATTAGAGATTCATTTATGACTTTACCATACAAAGAACCTTCTCAAACATTACTTGCTTTAATGGGCGTAGTTGTTCAAGCAGGTCAAAGATTTGCATCAATCGCTGATTTAGATATTGGTGATGGTAATCAAGCTGCTGCAGTTGGTACAACTGTTGCATTACTTGAAAGAGGAAGCAGAACAATGTCTGCAATACACAAACGAATTTATGCTGCTTTAAAACAAGAGTTTAACTTGTTGGCAAGAGTATTCAAATTATATCTACCTCCAGAATATCCTTATGATGTTGTTGGAGGACAGCGAGTAATTAAACAAGCTGACTTTGATGACAGAGTAGATATAGTGCCAGTTGCAGATCCAAATATTTTCTCTCAAACTCAGCGAATTTCTATCGCACAAACGGAACTGCAATTGGCAATGTCAAATCCTGGAATGCATAATACTTATGAAGTTTATAGAAACATGTATGAAGCATTAGGTGTAAAAAACATTGACCAAATTTTACTTAAACCAGATCAACCCACACCAAAGGACCCTGCACTAGAACATATTGATGCTCTTGCAGGGAAACCATTCTCTGCATTCCCAGGACAAGATCATAGAGCTCATATGACTGCGCATTTAAATTTTATGGCAACTAACATTGCAAGAAATGCTCCTGTAATTATGGCGGCATTAGAAAAAAATATTTTTGAACACATATCTTTAATGGCTCAAGAACAAACCGAAATAGAATTTAGAAATGAAATTCAACAATTACAACAAATGCAACAGAATCCTCAGATGATGCAGAACCCACAAGTACAAATGCAAATTAAAATGCTTTCAGAAAAAATTGAATCTAGAAAAGCAACTTTAATTGCTCACATGATGGAAGAATTTATGAATGAAGAGAAACAAATTACTTCACAATTTGATAATGACCCTATTGCTAAACTTAAAGCTAGAGAATTAGACCTTATAGCACAAGAAAATGCTAGAAAAGAACAAGAAGGTAAAGATAGAATTAACTTGGATAAGATGAAAACCATGATGAATCATGCTTCTGACCATCAAAAACTTGCTCAGAATGATCATTTAGCTAAACTCCGAGCTAATACATCGCTAGAAAAGACAGTTTTAGCGGCTAAACTTAAACAACAAGGAAAATAGAAATGAAAAAGATGACAAATGCACAAAAAAAGGTTAAAAAAGTAATGCACGAATATAAAACTGGAACTTTACATAGTGGTAAGTCTAAGAAAATTGTAAAAAGTCGTAAACAAGCTATTGCAATTGCTCTTTCTGAAGCTGGTAAATCCAAAAAAGGGAAATAAAAATGGCAAAAAAAATAAGTAAAGTATCGGAAGAAAAAATCTACGACTATTCTATGTTCACTGATAAAGATGGATATCTTAAAGGTGGAATTGAAGTTGAATGTAGTGCTCCAAATGAAACTCAAGAAGAGCAAGTTCAAGGTCAAGAGAGAATGCTTCCAGAAAAAAGAAGAAAAGCTAAGTGGTATTAAGCTATGTTACCAATGTTAGGTGCAATAGCTCCATTAGCTAAAATTCTTTTTAGCACTATTGAAAAAGCAGTACCTGATAAAGATTTACAAGCTAAATTAAAAGCTGATTTACAAACTCAATTATTACAATCTCATACGGAAGAATTAAAAGCAGCTGCTTCTGTTGTTGAAGCAGAAGCTAAAGCAGGCTGGTTTACAGCCTCTTGGAGACCCCTTTTAATGTATGTATTAATATTCATTTTGGTCTGGAATTATATCCTTGGACCTGTTATAAAGTTCTTTTTTCATGCTGCAATAACTATAGATCTCCCAGGAGATGTATGGACACTATTACAAATAGGTCTTGGAGGTTATGTGGTCGGGAGAAGTGCAGAATCGGTTGCTCGCACTATGGCGAATAAACCGACAAATAACAACCAAGAAAACGGATAAGGAGAAAACATGTCTGGAATAGGTATACAAAAGAAGGGTTCAGGAATTGCTAAAGTGCAAAATCAAAGAACTCCATTTAGAGGAGGCGGAATTGCTCTTAGAGGAATGGGAGTAGCTCTTGCAAAAGGTGGATCATCTAAAAAAGAAAATTTATTTGGTGGAAAAGAATCTTACAGTGAAGAATTAGGAGAAGCTAAAGCAGTTGCTTCTAAAAAGATTTCTCCAAAACAATTTGTTAAAGGTGAAAAATCTGAAGGTCATAAAGGTGAAGAAAAAGGTGCTGCTAAGATGGCTAAAAAAATTGCATCTGGAAAAATGTCTCCAGAAGCTTATGCTAAAAAAGAAGCATCAGAGCCTGATATGATGAAAAAAGGTGGAAGAGCAAAGAAGAAAAAATAATGTCTGGTCTAGGAAAACAATTTAAAGGAACAGGTATTGCTAAAGTTCTAAACCAAAGAACTTCATTTAAAGATGGTGGTAAATCTTTAAAAGAAGTAGATTCAGAAAAAAATCCCGGTCTTTCAAAACTTCCAACTGAAGTAAGAAATAAAATGGGATATATGAAAAAAGGTGGATCTACAAATTGGATTCAAGGAGCAATTAAAAAACCTGGATCACTTAAAAAATCTTTAGGTGTTAAAAAAGGTGAAAAGATACCTGCTTCTAAATTAGCTGCTGCTGCAAAGAAACCAGGTAAACTTGGTAGACGTGCAAGACTTGCTCAAACTTTAAAAGGTTTAAAATAATGTCAGGTCTTGGCAAACAAATGCGAGGATCTGGTATTGCTAAGATACAACATCAAAGTACACCTTTTGAAGAAGGTGGAAGAGCTGATTATGTTCAAGGTGGTGGAGCTAAAGTTGGTGATGTTAAAATTAAAATACCTCCTTATTTAAAAAAAGGTATGGTCAAATTAGGTCTCAAAAAAGGTGGATCTGCTAAGCCTGGTCTTTGGGCAAATATAAATAGAAGAAAAAAATTAGGAATATCTAGACCTAAATCTAAATCAACTATATCAGCTAAAGCATATGCAAATATGAAAGCTGGTTTTCCTAAAAAGAAAAAATAATGGCTGGTCTCGGCATTCAAAATAGAGGATGTGGAATAGCCAGAGTTCAAAAAGCCGAAGGCGGTTCAACTGCTGCTTGGCAAAGAAAAGAAGGAAAAAATCCATCAGGTGGTTTAAATAAAAAAGGTATTGCTTCTTATAGAAGACAACACCCAGGATCTAAACTATCATTAGCTGTAACAACAAAACCTAGTAAGTTGAAAAAAGGTTCAAA